GTAAACCAGAGTGCGGCTACTTACAGTAGCTAGGATATTGGGCATAAAAAAAGCTGGCATTGTAAACCAGCTTGTGTTTAGCCTTTCGGGGCACTACTTTTTTCTTGTTGGGTATTATTTTAGGTCTGAATTTGCGTACGGATGCCGCAACAGGGTTTCTTTTACGAGTTCGGCTACTTACCATTAGTTGTTCCTGAAAAAGAAAAAAAGGGAAAAAAGAAAAACAAGCACTTTTTACCGTATTTTTTGACTCTTGTCAACCCCCTAAATAAAAATAAATTTTTCTTGACAACTTATCCCTTCCTAAATCTCTATTTTTGTGTTATAATATGTATACCATGAGAAAAAAACGTCAATTTAACTCATTATTAGAGCAAATTAGTGCCGAATACGAAGAAAAGGGACGTTTTACAACGCATATACCAAGCCATCATGTATATTATATACGTGCGGCTTTAAGAGAACGTACTGGACAGGACTTCAGCGTTGAGGACATTGAAAAAGCATTGGTAGCAGAGGGATTGTCTGAGTATGTCAGGTGAAAACCTGCCCTACCACAAGCGTAAAGAAGCTGTACTTATACTTGAGGGGTTCGCTACAGCCAATCTAACGTACAAAGGACGGAGTTATACCAATGGATTCCGTCCTTAATTAATATAATGAGATAATATGGCACGAAAAAGAGATAAACAGCCCCCAAAAACAAAAAAATACTTTCGTTCTACTAAATCTGGTGCTGGCATGACTAAAGCTGGCGTAGAAAGATATAGACGAGAGAACCCGGGTAGTAAATTAAAGACAGCAGTAACTGGTAAAGTTAAAAAAGGAAGCAAAGCAGCAAAGAGACGTAAATCGTTTTGTGCAAGAAGTGCAGGACAGATGAAAAAGTTTCCAAAAGCCGCAAAAAATCCTAACAGTCGTTTAAGACAGGCTAGGAGAAGATGGAAGTGTTAAATGTGGATACCAGTTATAACAATATTATGGGCACTTGGTGAAAGTGCGACATGGGTAAATTTTCCAATGGTTAATTTTCCCTTTTCATCATCAGAGAAATGCTACACCTATATAGAGCATGCAAGAAATAAAATAACGCAAGACCCTCAATACTTAAATGGATATAGTACTTGTGTATATATAGGTAGCCCTACAGGAGAGAATACGTAATGTTTCAAGCTTTGATAGGACCAATAAGCGAACTCGCTGGTTCATTTATGCAAGGACAGATAGAAAAGCAGAAAGCTAAAGCTACTTTAGCACAAACAAAAGCTGCTGCAGAAGCAGAGATAATGAGAACTGCCGCAACCCATGATTCAAAATGGGAAATTATTATGGCGCAGGGTACACAGAACTCGTGGAAAGACGAGCTGGTTACTATTGTTATTCTAATACCGACTGTGTTAGTTTTTATTCCGGGAATGGAAGATGTTGTAAAAAATGGTTTTGCAAGACTAAATGAGTTACCTGAGTGGTATACCTATTTATTATTTTTAACTGTTTCAGCAGCATTGGGTATTCGTGGCTTAGATAAGTTTAAAAAGAAATAATGACCTGCAAGTGTGGCGAAAATAAAAAGTGTACTTGCAATAATGATTTGCAGTATATAAATACAGATAAGTCCAGCACTGACTTAGTACCTGATAAGTTGACTTATCAAACAAACAAACGGAGGATGGCTTGGATTTTATTGGCTATGATGCTTTTCACTACTGTTGCTACAATTTACGACCCTACCAGAATGGCAGAGGCAGAAAGCATTTTAATGACCCAGTATCTTTCAATGTGTGGACTATTAGGGGCTTATTTTGGTTTTAGTGCCTTGAGTGGAAAGAAATAATGCTTAAAGGTAACGGATGGGATAATCACGAAGATACTTTTGAGGAAGCCTTACGTAGAGAACTTTTAGCTGCACAACAGATGATACTACTATTAAAAGACGATTTAAAACACATAACAGAAGCTTATTATAAGCTTATTAAAAAAATTAAAAAAGAAAAGATACATTGATGATTATATGGAAGGGATACTACAGTATTGGGAACAATTAGTTTTTTTCTTAGGGGCTTTAGTTGTAGCTGTTAAATTACACACTGAAGTAACCACGTTAAGAAAAGATGTAGATAAGTTAGAAGAAGACTGTAAAAGTGCAAATGAAAAAATACAAAACAACTTTGTAAGTTCTGTAAGAACTGAAAGTGCTGTAAAGGAAACAGAGAAAAAAATAGAATCTTTATTTCAATTACATAATAAAAAGTGAGGATTATTTAAATAATGGAATATTTTGTTGAACGACTGCAAAAAGAACTTGAGATTGATGAGGGATGTAAATATGAAACGTATTTGGACCATCTTGGTTTACCCACTTTTGGTATCGGGCACTTGGTCAAAGGCACTGACCCGGAGTATAACAAACCTATTGGAACAGCCGTTAGCAAAGAACGGGTGCTTGAATGTTTTGAGCAGGATATACGAACGACTATAACGGATTGTAAAAAGATATTTGATGACTGGGAGGCTATGCCTGAGCAAGTAAGATTAATCATGGCAAATATGATGTTCAATCTCGGTTATCCAAGATTTTCCAAATTTAAAAAAATGATACAGGCTGTTAGAGATGGCGAGTGGATTGAAGCCGGAAATCAAATGCAGGATTCTAGATGGTACAAACAAGTAACCAATAGAGCAGATAGACTAATTCATAGAATGAAGGGAGTACCATTACATGGCTGAAGATAGCGATATTAAACCAGAGGTTGTTGACGTTGAACAAATGAAACGAGAAAACTATTTTAATCTAGGAAGAGATGATTATATGAGTTTAGATGAATATTTGTTAAGTGCACAATCAGATAGAGATTTGAAAAACAAACGTGGTAAAACAACTTTACCTAAAAAGAAAAAGAAAAAAGTTGCAAAAAAGAAAACACCACATGTTATGGAATTAAAGACTAATGTGCCTAGATTAAAAAAAGGAGGACAATTAGGTGATTTAAATAAAGATGGCAAAATGTCAGGCTATGAAAAAGTTAGACAGAAAGCTATTGAAAAATCTATGGCAGCCCAAAGAAATAAATAGTGGCTCGTCGAATACCAAGGAAAAAGGGGCAGCCCGCAAGGTCAAAGAAACATAGCGACCTATATACTGATGAAAACCCTAAAGGTACAATTAGGGGATTAAAATTTACTACAGCCGCTGACGCTAAAGCATCAGTAGCTAAAATTAAAAGGTCAAATAGGAGCCATGCTCATAAAACGCAGGCTGCTATTGCAATGGAACAAAGAGCGAGAGTTGCTGGCAAAACTGGTGCAGCTCGCATTTATAGAGCATTTATTGAACAACAAAAACGGATAACTAAACGTAAGAAGAAATAAATGAACTATATAACAAGTAACATACCTTATTTTAAGGTATGGGTTCGTAGAGAATATACGACCAATTTTCAGCGATACCATGGCGAGTTTTTACATGGTATGGCTGTAGCAGTAACAACCTTACCAATGAAAACATTAAGTTTTCAGATATTGTTTACAGGTTGCGATGAAGAAGAGAATGTACACGGGGGTGCTATGTGGGCGAGAATGCCACTAACTGCCCTTGTAGGAGATACACCATATGATGAATGGGCAGAACCTTTGCCTACATATTTGGCTCAGCCTTGGGATTGCCAATCGCACCATCATTCGGTTTTTGTATTGAATAGAGCAACGCCTTGTCCTTGGCAGGCAAAAATAGATAACCAGTTTTATCCGGCAAAGTATTATTTTACTATTGACTATACGGATACTGAAGTAGCTGATGACCCTGCACAACACAAACAGAGTCATGTGTTAGAATTAATGGATGCAGGAAAATGGACAGGTAACATAGTAGCGTTACCGAATAATCGTGTAAGGGTGACAAATCCTGCATGGTTTGTAACAGGTGAAGGTCCACCTGATTTTGTACCGAGTCAATGGACTCATCACTCAAAGCAAGACCCCAACTATGTTGAGGACACTGCTAGAGTATTTAACAATTTATATGCTAAGGAGAAATAATATGGCAATGCATGGTAAGAAAAAAGCTAAAGGTATGGCAAGAGGTGGAGCAAAAATGAAATCCAAAGGCTATGCTAGAGGCGGAATGAAGTCAAAAGGAATGGCTAGAGGCGGTTCTAAAAAAGCAATGACATTGGCACAGATTAGGTCAATGGCTAAAGCTAAAGGCTATAAATTGGTTAAAGTGTAATGGCAGCAAAGAAGAAGAAAAAATCTTCGTCTAAGCCAAAACCTACTAAGCCAGCTTTATGGTCAAAAGCAAAAGCTGAAGCAAAGCGTAAGTTTAAGGTATATCCTTCGGCTTACGCAAATGCTTTTGCTGCAAAACGATATAAAGCAATGGGTGGTGGCTGGCGTTCGTCATGATTGAATTTGTGCTATATGTTTACATTGGCACAGTAATTCAAAACAACACTCAAGCATTTGCAAATGTTAACGATTGTAAATATTTTGCAGAAAGGATAAATAACCAGCCTCTTGTCCCTAGCAACGACGGCAAGACAAAACATAAAATAGTTGCAGTTTGTTTACCTAGAGATAAATAATAAAAATATGTTAGACCCAATAACTTTGTCAGCTGCTGTCAGTGGGGCAACAGCTGCTTATAACGGCATAAAAAAAGCCATATATTTAGGCAAAGAGATTGAAGATTTGTCAGGTGAACTGGGTCGTTGGATGTCAGCAGTTAGTGATGTTGATAATATACACAGGACTTCTAACAATCCATCAACTTTAGATAAGCTGTTTAATGGTTCGATTGAACAAGTTGCAATAGAAAGTTTTGCTAGTAAAAAGAAACTTGCTAAACAAAGAGAAGAATTAAAAAATTTTCTAATTGCACATTATGGCGTTCAGGCATGGGACGACCTGATACGGGAAGAAGGGCGTATACGAAAAGCTAGAAGGGAAGCCGTATATGCTAGACAAGAAAAAAGTAGACAGATACGAGATTACACCATTATTGGTATAGCCTGTTTAATAGGGGCTAGTGCAATAGGGTGGATGATATGGATAATAAGTCTTTCTATTTAACATTGCTTGCTCTTGCTTTTATATGTTATATTTTTGCAGGAGTAAATAAAGCAAGAGGCGAAGAAAGTAAAATGACAACTTGCCGATTGGCAAGCCATTTGCTAGAAGGAGATACTAGAATCTGTATATTCGTTGGAGCAAATCATACACAGTACAGAGAGTATGTACCTTATGATGCAGGAGAATGCCCAAGAGAATATCAATGTCCGTACAGACCAAATGAAAAACCTTTTGATTTAAAAAGTGTAATTAAAAGTATAAAAGACCAATTTAGAAAGTGAGCATAAATGGCATACAAAGGTGGACTACGAAAATGGTTCAAAGAAGATTGGCGAGACGTAGCAACAGGGAAACCATGTGGGCGTAAATCGGCTGGTAAATCAAAAAGAAAATATCCAGCGTGTCGTCCGAAAGCAGTTGCGGACAAGATGTCCAAAGGACAAAAATCTGCAGCCGTCCGTAAGAAACGAAAAGCTGGAAATCCCGGAGGAAAACCCACCAGTATTAAATGGTCCGTATCACCCTCTGGACGCAAGCGTAAACAAGTACGAAAAAAGAAATGACTAAACGTAATTACAGAAAAGAATATGACCGATATCACAAACGTCCTACACAAGTAAAGAGAAGGGCATCACGTAATAAAGCTAGAGCTATTATGGCTAAACGGGGAGTGGTAACTAAAGGTGATGGCAAAGACGTACATCATACAACAGGCAATCCTATGAATAATAAAAAATTGTCTGTAAAATCAAAGAGTAATAATCGTTCTTTTGCCAGAACTAAAACAGCAAGAAAGAAGAATAAACGTGCGTAAAGAATTAACAGAATTACAACAAAACTTTTTAAACAATCTATTTGGAGAAGCAAAAGGTAATTATGCTAAAGCCATGCGTCTTGCAGGTTATTCAGAAAACACTAATCCACATCATATTATTCAATCATTACGACAGGAGATTATTGAACGTGCTGAACTGGAAATGGCAGCACATGCTCCTAAAGCTGTAATGTCAATGGTAGGTGTTTTAGATGACCCAACAGAGATTGGAACTAGAGAAAAATTACTTGCATCACAACAAATCCTTGACAGAGTTGGTCTTTCTAAGGTAGAAAAGATAAATGTAGAAACAAACAAGCCAGTTGGTTTATTTGTTTTACCTGCAAAAAAAGAAGAAGATGAACCACTACAATAGTTTAAAAGGACCTACTGTTCCTTGGGGATACAGGCAGTCTGACAAGAATAGTTATGTTTTAGAACCTATTGAAGAGCAGTTGGACGCTCTGGAACAGGCAGAACAATATCTAAAACAATCATCTTACAAAGAAGTAGCTAGATGGTTGACAGATTATACAGGAAGAAAGATTACTTCTATGGGTCTGTGGAAACGTATAAAGAAAGACAGAGCCAACAGAAGAAGAGATGGTCAACGAAAACGCTATACCACCTCGTACGAAGCTGAAAGCAGCGTCGAAGCCTAAAAGCACACGAGGAACAAAAGTTAGGTCTGCTAAAATGAAGTTGCGTCATACGCAACGACAGTTGCAAAATCTAACAAAAGATGATATAATTCAGGATGAAGCATATTTTAAACCAGATGCTACATCAACAAGTGAGCAACCGGAACAGGAAATATTATTTAAACCTAATCCCGGTCCACAAACAGAATTTTTAGCTGCGCCTGAAAGAGAAGTATTATATGGTGGGGCAGCTGGAGGGGGCAAGACTTATAGTTTAATTATTGACCCTTTACGTTATTGTGGTAACGGTGCAACGAATGCATTGATACTCAGACGTACAAATGATGAACTAAGAGAGATTATACATAAATCTCAAGAAATATATCCAAGGGCTTTTCCGGGTGCTAAATGGCAAGAACGAAAAAGTCAGTGGACGTTCCCTTCGGGAGCACGTGTATGGATGACTTATTTGGAGCAAGAAAAAGATGTTTTACGTTATCAAGGTCAGGCTTTTACATATATTGGTTTTGATGAATTAACACAGTATCCGACACCTTATGCTTGGGATTATTTACGTTCACGTCTTAGAACAGCAGATGCCTCATTACCAGTCTACATGCGAGGCACAACAAACCCCGGAGGTCCGGGACACAGTTGGGTTAAAAAAATGTTTATTGACCCCTCTGTACCTAATAAAGCATTTTGGGCAACAGATATTTCAACGGGTGAAACACTTAGATACCCAAAAGCCCATAGCAGAGCAGGAATGCCCCTTTTTAAAAGAAGGTTCATACCGGCAAAACTACTTGATAATCCATACTTGTATAACGCAGGGGATTATGAAGCCATGTTGCTCTCTTTACCAGAGACGCAACGTAAACAGTTATTAGAAGGGAGTTGGGATGTTGCAGAAGGTGCAGCGTTTGCTGAGTTTAATAGGAAATTCCATGTGGTGGATGATTATTCAATTCCAGCTAGTTGGAGAAGGTTTCGTTCATGCGATTACGGTTATTCTTCGTACAGTGGAGTATTATGGTTTGCAGTTAATCCGGCTAATGAGCAGCTTATTGTATACCGTGAGTTGTACGTGTCTAAATATACTGCAAAAGATTTGGCGTATCTTGTCTTGGAAAACGAAATAGATGATGGGCAGATTAGCTATGGTGTATTGGATAGCTCTTGTTGGCATAAACGAGGGGACACAGGACCATCATTAGCAGAACAGATGATTGCTACTGGTTGTCGATGGCGACCTTCTGACAGAAGCAGAGGGTCACGTGTTGCAGGTAAAAACGAAATACATAGACGCCTGCAAGTAGATGAAGAGACAGAAGAAGCAGGTCTCGTAATATTTAGTTCGTGCACTAATTTAATTGCACAACTACCAACATTACCTCTTGATAAAACAAACAAAGAGGATGTTGATACAAAAGCAGAAGACCATTTATACGACTCTTTACGTTATGGAGTTATGTCAAGACCAAGGTCACAATCAATATTTGATTACAACCCTGAGAAAACAATGCAAAAATGGCAACCTGCAGATAACATATTTGGATATTAATTATGGCAGAAGAAGATGAAAATATTGAAGCTATGGTGTTTGAACCAAAGTCTCCAAAAGAAGAATTAGCAGCTTACGTAAAAGAAAAATTTGATTCAGCTGAAGATTCAAGACGATATGATGAAGAGCGTTGGCTAAATGCTTATAGACAATATAGAGGTCTTTACAGCACAGACATGCAGTTTACTGAAACTGAAAGGTCTAAAGTATTTATTAAGATAACTAAAACAAAAGTTCTTGCAGCGTACGGACAGATAATTGACGTATTGTTTGCAGGACAACGATTTCCTCTAGGAGTCGACCCGACAAGGATACCTGATGGTGTTACAGAAGCTGTACATTTTGACCCTAAAGACCCTGAAAATGCTATGGAAGAATTAAAAAATGTTTATGGGTTTCCGGGGGACGGAAAAGATTTAGCTCCGGGAGCAACTAAAGAAACATTGGATAAGGAAAAAAATTTAGGGGCATTTACTGATGACCTAGAACCAATTAATGAAAAATTAAATATGGGAGTTGGTAAAACACCAACATCCCAAACTTTTTATCCTGCACAAAAAGCAGCTAAAAGAATGGAAAAAAAGATACTTGACCAACTAGAAGAATCAAGTGCGTCTAAACATTTACGTAATGTAGCATTTGAAATGGCTCTTTTTGGTACAGGAATATTAAAGGGACCTTTTGCTTTTGATAAAGAATTGGCTAATTGGGACGAAGAAGGCACGTATAGTCCTGAAAGTAAAACAGTTCCTAAAGTTGAAGCTGTTTCAATATGGAATTTTTATCCTGACTATGATGCAAATAATATGTCAGAGGTTGAGTATGTTATACAGCGACATAAGATGAGCCATTCTGAATTACGTAATTTAAAAAGACGACCTTATTTTAATACAGATGCAATTAATGAGTGTATTGAAATGGGATATAATTATACTCGTAAATGGTGGGAAACAGACTTACGAGATAATGAAACACAGTATGATGTTGACAGATTTGAAATATTAGAGTTTTGGGGCAACATAGATAAAAGTTTAGCAGAAGAAGCTGGACTTGATGTACCAAACGAACTACAAGATGTTGACACACTACAAGTAAATATTTGGGTATGTAACAATCAAATACTACGCATGGTTATAAATCCTTTTAGCCCAAAAAGAATACCTTACTTTGCTACACCTTATGAAACAAATCCATATTCATTTTTTGGTGTAGGACTTGCTGAAAATATGACAGACTCACAAACACTTATGAATGGCTTTATGAGAATGGCTGTTGATAATGCTGTATTATCAGGTAACCTAGTGTTTGAAATAGATGAAACTAATTTAGTTCCGGGACAAGACTTACAGGTATATCCCGGCAAAGTATTTAGAAGACAAGGTGGAGCACCCGGTCAAGCTCTGTTCGGAACTAAATACCCCAACGTCAGCCAAGAGAATATGATGATGTTTGACAAAGCACGTGTGTTAGCGGATGATGCTACAGGCATACCATCTTACTCACATGGACAAACAGGCGTAGCAGGTACAGGAAGAACAGCAGCTGGTATAAGTATGTTGATGGGTGCGGCACAGTTATCTATAAAAAGTGTAGTAAAAAATTTAGATGATTATTTATTACAACCTTTAGGAGAAGCATTATTTGCATTTAATATGCAGTTTGATTTTGACCCTGAAGCACGTGGTGATTTAGAAGTTAAAGCCCGTGGTACAGAAAGTTTAATGAAGAATGAAGTTAGAAGTCAAAGACTACTACAACTATTACAAATTGGTAACAACCCTGCTGTAGCACCCTATTTAAAAATACCAGTTATATTAAGAGAATTAGGTGCAGCTATGGACCTTGATTCAGAAAAATTAATTAATGACGAACGTGAAGCTTTTGTACAAGCAGAAATAATTAAAGCTGCAGGTGGTGTTAAAGATGATGATGGTGGCGAACAAGGTGGGGCACAAGGTATAAATGCTGCTGACCCATCTGGTGGTGGTGGAGGCAACATAGGTGTTGGACAAGCTCCTGCTCCGGGTGAACAAGGATTTAGTGCACCGAAGACACAAGCTGAACCACAAGCTGCACAAGGATTAGAACAGTTACTTGGCGGAGCACAATGATAGTAGATGTTGCACGTAAATTAGCGTCGTTTGTAAATATAAAAAAGAATATGGACTCATTAGAGATATATATGGAGTCACGTATAGAAGATATGCACAAGGTGCTAGAACAGACAGAAGATATTAGAGAAGTTCACATGGCACAAGGTGCAATTAGAGAATTAAAAAGATTAAAGACTCTACGAGATGAAGTATTAGCAAATGGCAAATGATAAATTACCATCTTGGTTAAAAAGGGCTTTTGACCCTAGTACACCAATGACTGATGATAATGAAACCATGAGAACCATTGATGTAGAAATAGATGGTAAAATGTATTTAGTACCAACTATTCGTATGGGAGAAGATGGAAAACTTTATAAATTAAAAGATAAAGAAGCTATAAAAAAAGCAGAAGAATTAGGTGATGCACTATTAGTGCCTGAAGGGCTAGACCCTACAGCATTTTCAAAGGCACTAAGTGATATTGTACCACAGAGAAAAGCCAGAGGAGGAGAGATAATGGCAAACCCAATGACAGAAGCACAGGCTGCACCGCAAGGTAATGCACCAAAAGCAGGTAATCCTGCTACATTAATGCCACCCCCACCTGTTCCAAAACCAAAGGCAGGACCGGGAACTGACCCAAGAGATGAAGCAATACAACTTGTAATGCAACAAAGTCAAAAAAAACAGGCGCAGAAACCTCCTACTCCCCCTACTTCTCCTGCTCCCCCTGCTCCTCTTACATCAGATAGTCTTGTAGCACAAGGAGCTCAAGGTTTAGCTGCTCCTGCTTTAGATATGATGCCACCTGAAAAACCAATGATGGCAAAACGTGGCGGAACAAAAACAGATAAAGAAGGCATGTCTGTTGTTATTGGACTTGGTAGTTCTCCTATGCCAGCTTATGAAGAAGCTTCTATGGGTACACCAAAAGACCCACCTCCGGGAGCAACAGCAGATGAAGTAGCTGATGACCAGCATGTGTTGATGAGTGAAGGTGAGTTAGTCGTTCCTGCTAATGTTGTACGATATCATGGACTTGGTACATATGAAGGACTAAGACGAGAAGCTCTTATGGGATTATCAGAAATGGAGAACTCTGGACAGATTAATTACGATACTGGTATAAAAAAAGCAAATAAAGGTTTGGTTAACACATCAAACACAAACAACACCCGACGCGTTAATGCCCTTCCGGGAATGGGTCCTTTTCCCGGTTACATGAGCCCCTACCCTTATCTGCCTTATCCTCCATCTAATCCTCTGACACTTGCTTATGCTCCAGTAACAAATCCTAATGCACCTATTGTTGCACCTAATGTAGGAAGTTATACTGATATTATTAATCCTGAAGAAGATGATGGTGCACCTGAAGCTCCTAAAGTTACAACAACACTGGCTCCTTTAGTTGAACCTCCAAAAGTCGACCCAAGAGATGATGCTACGTCACCCCAAAGTATGGCACAGGCACGTGCAGATATGGACAGAAGTTACGATAGTGCTGTAACACAAGCTATTGCTGCAGGGTTTACTACACCTGAAGAAATAGCACTATATATACAAGGGGGTAATATTAAAGCCAACACACCTCTTGGTTCATTTGGTTTACCCGGATTTTTATTTAACAATGCAGAACGACCTGATGGCACTAGACCAATAGACGAAGCGGTTAAACGATATTATCAAAGTGACGTTGCTAAAGCAAGAAAAGAAGCTCCGCCTGAAGAAATTAGTATTGATGAAGCGTTATCTAAAAAAGTTGATGAAGGTTCTTTTCCGGGAGAAGAAGTAAATACACAAACTCAACAAATTTTAGCCCAACAAGCTGAAGAACCATACACGCTCTACAGAGACGAAGACTATGGTGCTCCAATAAAACCTAAACCTGAACCTGAGCCTAGAACTGTGGTTAAACGAGACCCAGTCCAAGGCACTACAATAGAATCTAAACATGAAGATTCTAAGCCGGTTACTATTACAACAGGCACAGGCGGAAAAATATTAGGGGTTAATCTTGGCAAAGAAGAGAAAGAAGAAAAACAAGAAAAAGATGAAAAATGTGTTATTGCAACACATGGTGTAGCTAATGGTGGCTTTAGTCCAATGGAAAAAGCTAAAGCAGAGATATGGTGCGAAAAAACATATCATGGTAAATGGTATGGTGAAGCATTTAGACGTGGTTATAGGTACTTAGCAGGCAAACACGTTGAACAAGATACTGCGTCACAATTTTATCAAGAGTTTAAGGACTTTGTTTCTTTTGGCAGAGGACTTAAAAAGGGTTTAAAACTGAGATTAAATTACTACTTTAGAACTGTACAGTTTTTTATTACTGGACTTTTTGTTTCTAAAGACATATAATACTTTCACGACTTAGGTCGTACTTTGGCTACCCATCACCCCTAACAGGCAACTGGTGGCTCTAAAGAGGAGAAGACTATGGCTGAACAGGCTGTTAAAAAAGAAATAGTAAAAAAACCTATTAAATATAAACGTAATGATAACTCTGAAGAAGAGAATTTAAAAACATTAGTCGCTGAAAGAGATGCGACATTGCAACAGGAAGAAGAAGAAAAGAAAGATGCTGAAGAAACAGACTCTTTAAATCCTGAAGAAAAAACATTTAAAAAGAGATATGGCGATTTACGCAGATACACTCAACAAAAAGAAGATGACTATAAAAAAGAAATACTTAAACTAAAAGAACAAGTTGCAAGCACAGTTAATAAAGAAATTAAAATGCCTAAATCTGAAGAAGAATTGGCTGCTTGGTCATCAAAGTATCCTGATGTTGCACAAGTTATAGAAACTATTGCAACTAAAAAAGCAAAAGAATTGGATTCTTCGTTAGAAGAACGCATGAAAATTATAGCTGAAAAAGAAGCATATGCAGACAGAGCTAGAGCAGAAGTAGAGCTTATGTCATCTCATCCTGATTTTGATGATATTAGAAATGACCAAAAGTTTCATGATTGGGTTGAAACTCAACCAAAGCTTATACAACAGGCACTATATGAAAACGATAGTGATGCAAAAGCTGCTGCAAGAGCGATTGATTTGTATAAATCTGATATGGGTATGACGCAAACTAAAAAAACTTTTAGTAATAAAGATGCTGCAAAAGCCGTATCAAAAGGGGCTTCTGCAAGTCCTGCACCTACTAAAGATAAGCAGTCAAATCAATTTAAAGAATCGCAAGTTGCTAAGATGACAGCTCAACAGTTTGAAAAAAATGAGGATGCAATTATGTCTGCAATAAGGTCAGGAGACTTTATTTATGACGTAAGTAGACCTGCTACTTAATTTTTTTCTTTGCAAATGTAGAAAAATGTGGTAAAATATAGTATCACAATAGACCTCGTTCATTGGACGACTACTCTTACCCTACATAAAAACGATTTTAGACTCTGAGAAACTACCCAGTTTTGTTCAGCCCCTTTCGGATACCTGTACGTCTGGTCTTTCATATGTGTTCAGAAATTGTAGTATTATAGCCCGAGGAGAAATATTATGGCTTTTAAAACTGCTGCTGGATACGGGAATCTACCTAATGGTAATTTCAGTCCAATTATTTATTCCCAGAAAGTTCAGCAGGCTTTCCGCAAATCTTCCGTAGCTGAATCAATTACTAATAGTGATTACTTCGGAGAAATTGCAAACTTTGGTGATACTGTTAAGATTATTAAAGAACCAGAAATCACCGTGAAGGAATACGCCCGTGGCGTAAACATTCAACCACAAGACCTCGACGACGAAGATTTTTCTCTTGTCGTTGACAAAGCAAATTATTTTGCATTTAAAATAGATGATATCGAAGAAGCACATAGTCATGTAAACTTTGAGTCTCTTGCATCAGATAGAGCAGGATATAGACTTAAAGACCAACATGATATGGAAGTTCTTGGTTACTTATCTGGTTTCAAGCAAGCATCAATTAGTTCTTTAGCTGGAACTGCAAATGATGTCGTTAGCGGCACAAAAGCAGTATCAACAGCAGGTTCTGATGAATTGTTGACTTCCATGAAGCTAAGAAAAGATAGCTTTAGCAACATCACAACTTCTAGTGCAGGCGACCACTCTATTCCACTTGCACCAAGAATGGGCGGTGCAACTGCACAAGCAACTGCTACAGCAACACCTTTACAGGTTATTGCTAGAATGGCTAGATTGCTTGATACTCAGTTCGTGGATTCAGATGGCAGATGGCTTGTCCTACATCCAACATTTATTGAAGTTCTCAAAGATGAAGACTCAAGACTTCTCAATGCAGACTTCGGTGAGTCAGGTGGATTAAGGTCAGGTTTAGCTGTTGGTCAGCTTCACGGCTTTGATATCTATATGTCAAATAACTTACCTTCAGTTGGTACAGGTCCGGGAACTTCAGGTTCTGCAAACCAAAATAGTAACTATGGTGTTATCGTGGCAGGGCATTCATCTGCTATAGCTTCGGCTTCTCAGATTACAAAGACTGAGTCTTATAGAGACCCGGATTCTTTTGCGGACATTGTTCGTGGAATGCATTTATATGGCAGAAAGATTCTTCGACCTGAAGCAATCGCAACTGCTAAATACAACGTAGCGTAGGGAGGTATAAATGGCAACTTATGATTTAACTTCTAAAGATACCACTGGTGTATCTTCCGACTCTATCGTGGCTATGCCATCATCTAAGAATACTAATGTTATGAGAAATATTGAGGCTTACCTTGATATTGATGCGTTAGTAGCAGCAGGTGGTAGCTTTTCAGACGGAGATGTCTTTCAGGTGTTAGAAA